GTTTTCTTTTTATGCGTGCAAAAATAGAAGTTTTATGATTCATGTTGAATTTGCTTTAATAAAAGGGTTTTGCGTAGGCCTTACTATTGATGAAATAGAAGAGGTTGAGGTAATTGAATTGCGTATGTTTTTTTTAATCTTATACATAGGAATAATCTTTGACAATGGGTAAGGGAAGGCCACCAAAACCAACAGCTCTAAAGCGTATGGCTGGCACAGATCAGCCTTGTAGGATTAACGAGAATGAGATGCAAGTTAGTTTGCTTGCTAACATTCCTGATGCACCTATGTCATTAAGTGAATACGGCAAGCGTGAATATGAGATAGTTTGCACAGAGTTACACAGCAAGAGAATGTTGCATTTAGTAGACTTGTCTTTAGTTACTGCTTACGCAAATGAGATGGGTTTATATGTAGAGATGGAGCAGAAGCTAAAAACTATAGGGCGCATTGATGAGTTTTTTAATGAAGATGGAGCGCTAACTAAAAGACAGGCAAAGCCTGAGCAAAGAATTGCAAATGATGCCCTAGCTAAAGCATTAAAAATAGCTTGTCAGTTTGGATTGACTCCGTCAGCGAGAACTAGGATAAATAGCCCTGAGATTGTAGATAATACTTTTAAATTATGAAAATAACAAACGAGTGTAACATGGAACTTATGGCTAGATATGATGATAATCATTTTGATTTAGCTATTGTTGATCCACCTTATGCAATTAATAGAAGTGGACAAAATGAAACTTTCACTAAAAATAAAAAACATAAAAGAAAGTATTTTGAACAAAAAAAATGGGATAACAAAATACCTAGCAAAAATTATTTTAATGAATTGCAAAGAGTGTCAAAGAATCAAATTATATGGGGAGCTAATTATTTTGTAAAGCATTTAGATAAAGGTACTATGGGCTGGATTGTTTGGTTTAAAGGTCAAATAGGCTTAACAATGAGTGATTGTGAATTAGCTTTTAGTAGTTTTCAAAAAGCAACAAGAGTAGTAAATATAAACAGAGTAGACTTATTAAAACAAAATTCAATCCATCCAACTGAAAAGCCTATAAGATTATATCAATGGCTGTTAGATAATTATGCTAAAAAAGGTGATAAAATTTTAGATACACATTTAGGAAGTGGCTCAATAGCAATAGCCTGTCATAACTTAGGCTATGATTTAACAGCTTGCGAGCTAGATACTGACTACTACAATGCAGCTATGAAAAGATTAAAACAGCATCAGGCTCAACTTAGATTAATATGAGTAAATACTATTTTGATGAAGAAACAGCTAACAAGGCTGTAAAGTTTATAGAAACACATCTAACACATACAAAAGGCGAGCTTGCAAAAAAGCCTTTTATATTACAGGAATATCAAAAGGAACAAATCATAAAGCCTTTATTTGGTTGGAAAAATAAGAAAGATGATAGCAGAAAGTACAGAACTGCTTTCATATTTTTACCTAGAAAAAATGGTAAAAGTACTCTAGCAGCTGCAATTATTTTAACATTGTTGTACTTAGATAATGAGTACGGAGCTGAGTATTACAGCGCAGCAAATGACAAAGAACAAGCTAAGATTGTTTATTCTGTTGTTGCTGACATGGTGCGTAATAATCCAAAGTTAGAAAGCTATGTAGAAATATTTAAAAATAGTATTGTATATAATGCACAGGGTAGCTTTTACAAGGCTATAAGTAGAGAAACAAGCACAAAGCATGGGTTTAATACTAGCGCTTTTATTTATGATGAGCTACATGGTATGCGTGATGATGGTACTGAAAATCTGTGGCAGGTCTTAGAAACGAGTACTGGAAGTCGGAAATCGCCGATTTCATTAGCTATAACCACAGCTGGATTTGACAAATTTAGCGCGTGTTATAAGATGTATGACTATGCTAAGCGTGTAAAAAATGGTAGCATAATTGATGAGCAGTTTTTGCCTGTAATATTTGAGGCTGATGAAGATGATGAAATTGATAATCCTGATACATGGGCAAAAGCTAATCCTGGCTTAGATGTATCTTTAAAGCGCTCATATATGGAGCGTGAAGTTAAGAAAGCTCTAGCACAGCCTAGTTATGAAAATGTTTTTAGGCGTTTGCATCTTAATCAATGGACTAGCTCAGAGAGTCGTTGGATAAATGATGCTGATATAATAGCTTGTAATGACACAATAAGTGATGAGGTTTTATTAAGTGCGCCTTGTTATGGTGGCTTAGATTTAGCATCAGTTAGAGATTTAACTAGCTTTGTTTTATCATGGCGTATAGGTGAAAAAATTATTTGTAAGCATTGGACTTTTATACCTGAGGATAAATACGAGGGTAGAACAGGGGGTAAAGATGGTGTTAATTACCAGCAATTTGCTGACTATTTAGAAATAACGCCAGGTAATGTAACCGATTATAACTATGTAAAAGCTAAAATATTTAAGCTTTGTGAGAAATATAATGTTCAAAGTATAGCTTTTGACAGATGGAATAGTAGCCAACTAGTAATAGAATGTATTGAGGAGGGCCTTAAAATGAGTGCTTTTGGTATGGGGTATAAGTCATTATCACCAGCTGCAAAAGAAATAGAGAGCAAAGTTATGACTGGTGATTTTATTTATTTTAATGATCCTGTTGTTAGATGGCAGTTTGGTAATGTTCAACTAGAAACCGATCCAGCTGGTAACATTAAGCCAAACAAAGCAAAAAGCTCTGATAAAATAGATACTATCATGGCTATGTGTATGGCAGTAGGTGAGGAGATGTATTCTGAGGCGCCTGTAGTTAGTAAATACAAGCGAGATAACAAAGGTTTTTTCACGATATAGCTATTGATTTATACAAAAAAAAATTGTAAATTGCAAAAAAATTATATTTAATGGGATTTTTTGACAGATTCAGAGCTAAGAAAGTAGCGCCTGAAAAGCGTAATTTTATCGATTATGCTCTAGGATTCAGTGGTAAAAACGTATTAGTAAACGAAGAAACCAGCTTAACTTTTAGCGCTGTCTATGCAGCTGTAAGAGTTATAAGCGAAACAATAAGCCAGCTGCCATTTTGTTTATATAAAGTTACAGATAACGGCAGAGAAAAATATTATGAGAATCCTTTATATATTTTAGCTAATAGCGAGCCAAACGCAATTCAAACAAAATATATATTTTTTGAAACTTTTATTAATACTCTTTTATTGTATGGTAATGCTTATGCGCACATACAAAGAAACCAAAGAGGCTTACCTATAGCTTTACATCTTATACACCCTGATGATGTAAAAGTACATTTTAAAGACAATAATTTAATTTATGAGGTAAAAGAGCAAGGTAATTATGATAGCTCTGATATAATACACATACCTGATATGGCTTTAGATGGTATTGTAGGGCAAAGCAGAATAAAAGCAGCTAAAGATAATATTGCTTTAGGTATAGCAGCACAGACTTACGGAAAAGAATTTTTTGAAAGTGGTGCAAAGGTTTCAGGTGTTTTAATGCACCCAGGACAGCTAGGGGCAGATGCAATGAAGTCATTAAGCGAACAATGGCACAGAACTTACCATAGTGGTTATGGAGGCTCATTTAAAACAGCAGTTTTAGAAGAAGGCCTTAGTTACAAACCTATCCAATTAAGACCAGACGAGGCGCAGTTCCTTTCTACTAGACAATTTAGTATTTTAGAGATTGCTCGTATTATGAGAGTGCCTCCTCATATGTTGGCGGATTTAAGTCGTGCCACATTCAGTAATATCGAGCATCAAGCCATAGAATTTGTTACTCACACAATCAATCCTATGATTAAAAAGATTGAGCAAGAGTTTAACAAAAAGTTATTATTTGAAAACGAAAAAGGTACATCTTATTTTGAATTTAACACTACAGCATTGTTAAGAGGTGATAGCAAAGCTAGAGCTGAATATTATGCAAAGCTGTTTAGTATTGGCGCTATAAGTCCAAACGAAATAAGACGCAAAGAAAATATGAACGATACAACAGATGGAGATAAGTATTATGTGCCTATGAATATGTTAGCAACAAACGAAAAGCAAGCAGATGACTAAAGATTTAGAAATTAGACAATTTGACTGCTCTGAGCTAAGAGCAGAAAAAACAGAGCAAGGCGATACTATTGTTAGAGGCTATGCTGCTGTATTTGACCAACTAAGCGAGGACTTAGGAGGGTTTAAAGAAAAGATTAATAATCGAGCATTTGACAAGGTACTAGATAATGATGTAGTAGCTTTGTTAAATCATGATAACAATATTGTATTTGGTAGAACAAGCTCAGGTACACTTAAGCTATCTGTAGATGAGAGAGGCTTAGTATCTGAGATTAAAATGCCAAACACACAAGCTGCAAAAGACACTATTGAGCTTATGGAACGAGGTGACATCTCTAAAATGAGTTTTGGTTTTTATGTAGACAAAGACAAATGGGTTGAAGATAGCAAAGGTTTTGTTAGAGAAGTCAAGGAAGTAAAAAGGCTAGTGGACGTTAGCCTAGTTACTAGGCCAGCTTACCCACAGACTAGCGCTGCTGTCCGATCTTTAGACCATCATAAAGAAATATCTAAGGACAATGTTAAGACTCGAAAGAGTAAGTTAAAACTATTAAAATTAAAAAAGTGAACAAAACTTTAAAGCAACTTAGAGAAGAGCGTCAAGTATCACTAGATGAGATGACAGCTCTTATTAATGTAGCAGAGGCTGAGGATCGTAATTTAACAGATGACGAGCAAAAGTCTTTTGACGCTACTGAAAAAAATGTAAACGACTTAGGATCTCGAATTGATCGTCTTGAGCGTTCTTTAGAATTAGCTAAAAACAATCCTGTATCTTTCAAGACTCAAGATGTAGCTAAAACTGACAAAGACCTTAAACGATTTTCATTTGGTGCTGTAGCTAAAGCAGCTTACACAGGTCAAATGGACGGAATTGTTAAGGAAATGGATGCTGAAGCTCGTATGGAAGCTCCAGGCCAAATGTTTAGAGGTGTGGCAGTACCAGCCATTGCTTTACAGACTCGTGCTGCATTAGGTGAACAAGCTGGTGTAGAGGTAGCATCTTTTATTGACCAACTACAATCTAATTCAGTATTAGCGCAAGCTGGTGCTAATTTCTATTCAGGGTTAACTGCTGACAGAAAATTCCCTATTGTATCATCTGTTAGTGCATCTTTTATTGGTGAAAATACAAGTGGTGCATCAGATGTACTTGAATCAGGATCTTTTTCAACTGTAACACTAGAGCCAAGCAAATTGATTTCTGTTGTTGGAATGAGTGCTGAATTGATGCAACAAAACCCAGGCGTAGAGGCTGCCCTACAGCGTAACATGGCTCAGGCTATAACTGCTCAATGGGAGGCTAACTTGTTAGCTGCTGCTGACCAGTCAGCTGGTGGACCTGATTCAATTTTTGCAGCGGGAACAGCTTACGCATCAGGTACAACTGCAATAGCTATTTCTGATATTTTAGGAGTAGAAACTGCTGTACTTGCAAATAATATTAATCCAAACGCAGCTCGTTTAGCTTATGTATTTAACGCATCATGTTTAGGTGCTGCAAAAGCATTAGCTGGTGCTGACTATGTAGCTGGATTTATGGACAATTTCCAAAAAACAATAAACACTATTCCTTACTATGTTTCATCTAACGTAGGTCGTGCTGCAGATGGTAGCGCTGGAGCTGGTGACTATATGTTATTTGGTGATTTCTCTGATATTCACTTAGGTCAGTTTGGAGGTCTTTCTGTATTGTTTGACCCATATACTAACGCATCAAAAGGTCTAGGCAGATTGGTAGTTACTACTTTAGTAGATGGTAAAGCTGCAAGACCAACACAAACACTACAAACATTTACTGATACTGATTCGTAAATAGTAATAATTATAATAGGGGTGGTTAGCGCCACCTCTATTTTTAAAATATAGAATGGCACAACAAGCAAAAATAGAGGATTATTCAGGTACTGAGGTTATTAGTTTAATTGAGGCAAAAGAATACTTGCGTGTCGATCATTCTGATGATGACACTTATATTACAGAGCTTATAAAGATAGCTCGTATGCAAGTGGTAAAAGATACTAATACAGCAGTAGTAGACTTAGATGTTACAGAATATTTTGAGAAATGGGATAAATACGGAGTTTTTGAGTTAAGATATTCAGGTAAATTAGGTAACACTAAGCACGTAAAATATTATAATAGTAGTAATGTACTTACTACATTAGTAGAGGACACAGATTATAGATGGATTAATTATATGGGAATGCCTAAAGTAGAGTTAATAAATACTTATACTTTAAAGGATAGGCTAGATGCCATTGAAATAAAATATAGTGTTGAGCCTGAAAATACAGATGAAACACGAACATTAAAAATGGCTATGTATATGCTTATAGGTCATTTTTATGATAACAGAAACGCAGTTACATACGGAAGTCCTAAAGAATTACCAATAGGTTACCAAAGAATAATAAATCAGTACAAAAATTATATGTGGAAATAATGGACGCTGGTTTATTTAGATATAAAATACAATTAAATTTAAAAACATTTACTCAAGAAACTGATTACGGAGGTTTCACTGAGTCTATTACAAATGTAGATAAATACGCATCTATTAAATGGGTGCAAGCTAAAGAAAAACTTAGTGGCGGTATATTGCAAAGTGTTAGACAGGCTGTATTTATTATAAGATACAATCGAGATGTAAGGAATATAGATGCAAAAGATACTATCACTTATAATAACGACATATTTGATATACAAGGTGTTAGTTACAAAGGACAGGGAAATAAGGCGTATATAGAAATAATAGCACAGACTAAAGCTTGAAACCAATAGCTACAATAGAGGGAGCAGAGAGAATAAACAGAGCTTTGTTTAGAGCTAGTAGAAGCGTTACTAGAAAGGTTTTGTTAAGTGGTATGCGTAAAGCAGCAACACCATTAGTAAAGGCTATGAGAACTAATTTAGGTGCTAATAGTGGTAGGGACTATAAAAGTGCTAGATACTATAAAGAATCAGGAGGTTTAAAGAAATCTATTGGTAAAATAACAGGTAAAAGTAAAAGATTTGCCTCTTTATATGTAGGCCCGAGAGTAAAAAGAAAATTTAAAGATAAAGGTTTTATTGGTCATTTTGTTGAATTTGGTAAAGATACAGGATATGATCTAAATTTTAAAGGTAGAAGATATGTTCAAAAAGCTTTTGAATCTGAATCATCTAAAGTAGAAAACATACTTGAGGAACACGTATTAAAGGCAGCAATGAAATTTTTAAAGTAATGGCAGCAATAGGATTAAAGATAGGAAAAGCAGTATTTAATATATTATCAGGTGATTCTACAATTACAACACTAATAGGTACAGCAGCTAATATACAGCCTAGTGCGATATATACACAAGCGCCTAGAGCTGGTATTTATTATGATGTATTATCTGTTGATAATGAATATACAAAAACATCAGATAAACCAGGCTTAACAATAGTTACACTGCAAATAGAATCTTTTATGAATAAATATGCAGACGCAATAAGTTTAGCTGTAAGGGTACAAGAGTTATTTGACAAAATAGCTGAGGGTACTTATAATACAATAAAAATACAAAGCTGTATATTAGATTCGCAGACAACTGATTTTGACGGAGATAATAAATATTATTACGTTGAAAGTACATATAGATTAAGAATAATTGATTAAATTAGTAAACACAAAAAACAAGTAAAATGGCAGGAATAGAAAATGCAACAAATGTAGTGCTTAGTGTAACATCAGGAGGCTCTTTACAAGAAATAGCTCATTGCACATCAGCATCATTATCAGTAAGTTTGGATTTAAGAGATTCAACTACAAAATCATCAGGAGGCTTTCAAGCTAATTTAGCTGGTCTAAAATCATGGGAATTATCAGGCGAGGGGTTTGTTGAAATAGCTGGAGTAGCTGGCAAAGCAGATTCTGAGGAATTATTTACTACTATGTTAGCTGGTACAGCTGTTCAGTGTACATTTGGATTAACAGGTATGTTATATACAGGAGATGCAATTATTACATCATTCTCATTAGATGCTGGAGTAGAAGAAAACGCAACTTATTCAATTACTTTAACAGGTACAGGTACACTTACACAATCTTAATATTAACTTTTAAATCCTATAATTATGGCAATTACAAACGCTTCGGATTTATTGGTTTACGCTAAGACGGCAAGTGCTGAAGCTCAAGTTACTAGAATTTATGTAAAGGAGGTTGATCCATTAGAAATACCTGATGGTAGTACTACAGGTACTCTTAAATTAAATAATATTACTGATAATTCAGGATATGTTTATGATGATGAAGAAACTAATGCGTCTGCAAATGATGGTGCTTCTGTACTAGCAGTAATATCTACTATGTTAGTTACTGATAATGGTTATTCACAAACTGCTGCAAGTGTTTTAGATGGAGATTACAGATATAGAGATTACACAAATGGTGTTAACGGAATAGTTCCTATATTAGAAATCATTAATGGAACAGCAACTATTAATGAAGATGCTATTATTATAGAGATACTTACTCCTGGCTCATCAGCAATATTTGACCCTGTAGCTTTTAGCACATCAGCATCTTTTAGTGTTAATAGAGATTTAAGAGATATAACTAACAAAGATTCAGGCGGCTGGTCAGAAGTCGAACCAGGCTTAAAATCTTTTGAAATATCTACTGAATTATTACAATCAATTAATCCTGATGTACCTTTAAATGGTACAGATTTTTTTGATAAACTAAAAAATGGAACTGAGGTAGATTTAACTTTCTCTGATAGAATTAGAAACATTATACGCACTAACCTTACACAAGGTGGTGTTGATGGTTTTTTTATAGACTCAAACACAACACAAGTTAATTTACAGGCTGATCCATTTGGAGGCACAACTGCATCTAGTATTCAATCAACAACAGCAAGTCAAAATAGATTACAATATAGTATTTCTCCTACTAGATTGCAAGGTAAAAAATTAACTTGGAGTTTTTATCTTAGAGGTGATAATGCAACATCAACAACAAAAGCAACAATCAACATACCATTTGCATCTTTAAATGATGCAACAATAAGAATTGTTGGTGGTAATGGAAGTGAATCAGTTTCAGCTTATACTCACGCTAATATAGGTTCAGGTTATTACAAAATAGAGGACTTAGATGAAACTTGGTGTCGAGTAGTAGTAGAGTGGCCAGGAAAATATGATGCAAAAGGAGAGGATCAAATTTCAAGTGTACAATTTAGAATATACCCTGGGTTAGCTGAGGAACAAAGCTCAGACAAAGTTTTTGTTTCTTCTTGGCAATTAGAACAAAGTAATAGTGTTTCTGATTATCAAGACCCTATCAATATTACACATTGGCAAGGTTACGCACTTGTATCTAGTTTAAGTTTTGACGCGGGAGTAGAGGATAATTGTGTTTGTTCGGCTACATTTACTGGTACAGGTAATATTTATCCAAATGGACTTGGTCCTGAGTTAATTACTGATACAGGATTTGACAATCCTAGTTATTGGTCTGTTTCGGGTGGTTCTAGTGTTGTTGAAAATGGTTATGGTAAAATTATTACAACAGGTGCTACTACACAACTTGCCACTCCAAATATAATGAATGTTGGTGATTATTATCTTTTGACTTATACAATTTCAAGTTCTCCAAGCCCACAAGGATCTATTCAAATTGATAAAGGTTGGCAAAATAGTCCTGATATACATATGAAAATTCCATCAACACAAGGAACTCACTCTGTTTTGTTATATCCTGAAATGCAAAGTCTTGAGTTTGTTCGTGTGGCTGGTGGGCAAGTAACAATTTGGCTAAGTTCAATATCACTAAAGAAAGTTTTGTAGATCAATTAAATTAAACTTAAATGGAAAAGGTTGAAATAGGAGGCCAAAAAAGGCCAATTAGATTTAGTTATTTAGCTTTAAAAGAAATTTGCAACGAATGTAAATTAAAGTTAAATGAGATTGACCAGCTAGGTACTGAAATAGATCATATAGGTATTATTGCTTACTATGGTCTTAAATACGGAGCTAAGAAAAATGGCGAAGAATTTAAGTACAAAGTTAGAGATATTGAGAATTGGTTAGATAATGAGGATTTCTCAAAAGTAAATGAGATATTCGAGGCTTTTAAAATAGACCAGCCCCAAAAAAAGGGAAAGTAGTACAGAGTGAGGAGTTAGATGATGCTGAGGATTTCACTTGGGATAAGCTAGAACAACAAGGATTAGGAATGCTAAGCATGACCATTGATGAGCTGTATGATTTAACGCCTCGCTCTTTTAGTAATAAAATGATAGGTTTTAGCCAAAGAGAGGAGATGATTATGCAAAATCATTGGGAGCAGACTAGAATGATTGTACATTCATGCTTGTCACCACATCTCAAGCGCAAAATGAAACCACAAGAAATTATGCCTTTTGATTGGGATAGTAAAAGAAAAGTAAAGAAAAAAGTAGCGACACAAGAGGAGATACAGGCAGTACTAAAAAAATACAGAGAAAGTAACGCTAAAAGAATAAAATTATAGATGGGACTTAAAAAGGCAACAGTAAAACTTGGCGCTGATACTCGCGATTTTACAAGTAAGATGCGTAAAGCATCACAGAGCTTTAAAAGGTTAAACAAAGACATTAAAGCTGTAGGAAAAAGCATGAGCGTAAGCCTTACAGCTCCACTTACCGCATTCGCAGCTGCATCTGTAAAAGCATTTGACGAACAAGCACAAGCAGAGGCTAAATTACTAACAGCATTAAAAGGGAATGAAACAGCTTTTAATGAATTAACTGACGCAGCACAAAAATTTCAAGAATTATCTTTATTTGGTGATGAGGAAATAATTGCACAACAGGCCTATTTAGCATCATTAGGACTTACAACAGATAAAATAAATGACGTAATAGCTGCATCTATGGATTTAGCAGCTGGTACAGGTCAAACATTATCTTTTGGAGTAAAGAATTTAGCAAAAACATTTAGCGGACTTACAGGAGAACTTGGTGAAAGCATACCAGCTCTTAAAAATTTAACAAAAGAGCAGTTAATTGCTGGTGAGGCTGTTGATGTAGTAGCAGAGGCTTTTGAGGGTCAAGCTAAAGCAGCATCAGAAGCTGGACTAGGAGGCGTACAACAGCTTAAAAATTCATTTGGTGATTTAACAGAAGAAATAGGTAGAGCTTTAATGCCTATGTTAAATGATTTAACAAAAACAATAAGTGACATTGTTGGTGGAATGAAACTCTTAACAGATGCACAAATAAAAGCAAAAGTAGAAACAGGTTTATTTGTTGCTGCTATAGGGCCTGTATTAATTGCTATAAGTAGTTTTTTTAGTGGTTTAAGAAAACTAAAAAAAGAATTCTTAAACTTAGCTCGATTTGTAATACCATTATTATTAGAGGGCTTTGGTTTAATAACAGGTGCTATATCTATTTTTTTAACGACATCTTTAGGTCCGTTTATAGCTGCTGGTGCTGCCATAGTAGGTAGTTTATACGCTATAATGCAAGCTTTATTTGATGCTGAACACGCGCAAGTGGTATATAATTCAGCACAAAAAGAAAGCATAGCATTAACAAAAGAGCAAGCTGATGCAATAGATAATATAACTGTGCCATTTGTTGAGGGTGCAGAAAGAGCTAAAGAGTTTGCAATACAATTAGATAAAGTATCACAAGTTACATCTATTGATGGGCCTGATAGTTTAGTAGGAGGGTTAAAAGAAGTTACACATGAATTGACAGAAGTACAAGGTGAAATGAGCCAACTAGGTTTTTTTGCAACAAATGTATTTAGTACTATTACAGACAGAGCTTTGCAATTTCAAGGAACTTTTGGAAATGTTATTAAAGAAATTGGAATAATGCTTGGTAAAATGCTGTTAAAAATGGCTGTAATGGCTGCTTTTATGAGTGTTATTAGTGGTGGCGGAGGAGTAGGTAGATTAGGTTTCAGCTTTGCAGAGGCTTTTAATATGCAATTAGGTATTGAGGGTAGAGCAAAAGGAGGGTTTGTAAGCGGTAACACACCTTACATTGTAGGTGAAAGAGGCCCTGAGTTATTTGTACCTAGTTCATCAGGTAGTATTGTAGCAAATCATAATTTAGGAGGCTCATCAATACCTGATGTGAGAATCTCAGGTGATGATTTATTAATAGTATTTGACAGAGCTAATAGACGAAAAGCACGCAGATAATGGCTTACGGAAAATATAGACATAGCACATTTTACGGAGAAAAAGGAAGTACTTGGAATGTAGAGATTTGGAAAAATGGCTTTAGTGGTAGCAGCACTGAAATAGATTTATCAGGTGAGGGTTTTGAGATAACTTGGAATGGACAAGGTGGTACTAGAAACAGAGTTTTTTTAGGCTCAGAATGTAAGCTAAATTTATTTGTCAAAGATGGTACAGATGAGTCTTTTATATATGATACAATAGCATCAGGCTATCGAGAATATTTTATAAGAATTTACAGAGGCTCTGTAAGTGATAGTAATTTATGGTGGTATGGATTTGTACAACCAGCATTTGATAAAATACAAAATTTACCTTTTCCGTATGTATTTCAGCTAACCGCTACAGATAGTTACGGATTTTGGAGCAAAGAAAAAGACAAATATTTTGCTAATGAGCAAGAAAAAAACGCACCTCATAAAATAAGAGATATATTATTTACCATTGCAGATGACATGAATCTAAATATTGCAACAGGAAGTAATGAGGCTCCAATACCACAAAATTATAATTGGTTAAGAACAAGCTTAGATTGGTGGTCATCACCACATGATTATGAATCAGATGATCCAGCTGTGTTATATTTTGCATCTAAAGGATTTGTTAGTAAACCTACAACTTATGATGAAGATAACAATATTGAAGAGGATATTAATGCTTATAAATACAAGCCATCTGACGTTTTTGACGGAGTATTAAAATCATTTAATACTATTGGTTTTTTAGCTGAGGGACGTTATAATTTTATACAGCCAAACAATTTTGCTGACAATACAACAGGCGTAATAAGTGTTTACGAATATAATTCAGATTCTGTTAGCAATCCATCTAATCCTTTTGATTTAAATACAAGGCTAACTATTGAACAAGATAATAATGTAATATTAGCTGGCTCTACTATTACTTACGAGCCTAGTTTTGAAAGTGTCATAGTAAACCATAAAGGAGGTTTTTCTAATTTTGAGATTGGATCAGGTCAATTTTTAAATAATTCTTTTTTAGCTGGATCAATACAATCAGGATTGACAGGTGAATTTCAGTTAAGTTTTTTTGCAAAATATTATGAAAGAGTAGCTGTATCTGATTTTAGTTTTAATGTGGCGCCTGGTACAATAGCATCTAATTATAGCGTCAACAAAGCAAGTTTTTTAACAACAGGTACTCTAACAATATACATAACTGATGGTACTAATAATCATTGGTTAAAACAAACAGAGGGTAGTAATATTTTAACTTGGCAAAACACATCTACATCTATAAGCATTGAAAGAGGTTATGCAGCAGATACAAGTTTGCCTGTAAATGACACTTCTAATATGGCTGTCGGACTTGTTAGTAATATATACGGACAAAGTGGAGGCCCATGTACTACTAATATTACTGTCACTAACAATCAGCAATTTTACACAGATATAATTTTTAATGCTATTGTTGAACAACCTCCAATATCAGGAGATGTTTATATTCAACTAACTTGTGATAATGATTATTACCAAATTTATGTACCTCCTACAGGTGATGTAGTATTTGGTAATTTAAATGACCCTACGCCAGGAGCTACAGGTATTACTTGCGAAAATATTACACTGATTCCTACAGATAATAATGAAGATAATGATGTTACTAATGGTATTATATATACTGCATCACAAACAAATAATACAGCTATAGAGCAATTTGACTTAGGTAATGTTAATTTAGGTCAAAGTTCAGTTAATAGTTTATATTCTTTTCAGTACAATTCAGGCTCAATTTATGAAGTAGTACCTGGCTTCCGTAGAGGCAATAGTGGTAATTATATAAACGCATCTCAATTATTAGTGAATGAATTTTTACACTTTCAAGTAGAGCCATTGGAAATATTACAAGCTGACATTCAGAGCGCTAATATTTCTCCATTAAAACTTATTAGATATTCTATTAATGACAATAGTACATATAAATATTATAGCTTTTTAGGTGGTACATTTAAAGCGCAATCTGAAATACTAAGTGGTGAATGGTTTGCAGTAAATTCTATAACTACAAATATTATAGGAGGAACAACACCAGACGGCCCAGCACCGCAACCACAAACAGGTACTTTAGCTGGCAAAGTTAATCAGCAAAATTTAATAAATAACCAAACTATTAATAATAATAGTTATGGTAAAATAGCTGCTGCTATAGCTAACGGAACTACAGACACAAAAGTTACATTAGACGCAGCTAGTAAAGGTAAAATATATAGTGGTCAAAATTTATTATTGACTTACCCTGATGGCTCAAATCCGTTAATTTTAACAGCATCAGCAGATGCAACTACAAGCGACACACAAATAGACTTAGCATCATTTACCTTAAAAATAAGCTATCCTATAGGCTCAATATTAAGTCCTTTATTATATGATTTTACAAATGTTATAACAGGAGGAGGCACAACAACACCTAATTTATATAAAGGTGTCACTACTACAGCAATATATTTAGCAGCAAACGAGTTTCATATTACAAGTAGATCAGACTTTAATGCTTACACAAGAGATAATGTAGGATCAGTACAGCCTACAACTTATTACAATAGAAGTAAACTTTATGCTACATCTTATATACCATTAAATTATGAGGTTACAGATGTCGATATTTATTCAAGTGCTAATAGAAATATAAGAGTATTGACTTCTAGGACAATAAACGATAGTACAACTGTGAGAGGTACAGGTACAAGTAATACAACACTTACATTAAGCACAGCTTGGGAAAGTGTTGAGGGTGATTATGTTATATTAGAATTTGAGCAAGGTGCTTCAACAGATGAAATTTACGGAGCAAAAATAACAATAGCAGCAGTTTAAGATGGAGGAGAAAACATTTAATATTAGTCTTAAAAATATTTTAACTATAATAGGTTTTATTTTTATACTTGTTGGCGAATGGATTGTATTACAAAAAGATATTGAGGAGGCAAAAAAACTACCTATACCAATACAGCCTGAGGTTACTAGAGTAGAATTTGAAATGCAGAATGATTTAATATTGCAGACAATAGCTACAACAAAACAAGACTTGTTAGAAATAAAAGAGGACTTAAAAGATATTAAGAAAAAGTTATATAAATGAAAAGAGCAGTACTAATAAGATTAGAGGACAACAGAAAACAAACATTAGGTCGATTGTTTATTTTTAATGGCCTAGATATAGAATATGAGTGCTGTACTTTAGAACTGCCAAACAAAGATAATAAAAGAAATGTAAGCTGTATTCCTACAGGTAATTATAATGTTAAGCCTAGAACATCTGAAAAATTTGGCAATCATTATCTAGTCGAAAATGTAGATGACAGAGATTATATTCTTATACACCCAGCAAATTATTACACACAGCTTAGAGGTTGTATTGCAGTAGGAGCTGATTTTTACGATATAAATAAAGATGGCGAGTGTGATATAACTTATAGCCGTAGAGCAGTAAAAGAAATGCTTGAAATTGCTCCTGATGGATTTAACTTAATCATTATAGACAATGCCTAAGATTAAAAGAATAAGCCCTCAAGTATTAGTTATTGACCATGAGTACAAAGCTGGATGGGAGCAGTGGTATTTATTATCATCAGATCGTCACTGGGACAATCCACACAGCAATTGGAAATTGCAAAAAACACACTTAGACAAAGCTAGAGAGCGTAATGCTAAAATATTGGATTTTGGAGATTTATTTTGTGTTATGCAAGGTAAATACGACAGACGAGCATCAAAAACTGACCTTAGACCTATTCATCAGGTTGATAATTATTTGGACGCAGTAGTTAATACTGCTGTAGATTGGTTTAGCCCTTATGCTGATATGTTTGCTTTAGTCGCTGAGGGTAACCATGAGAGCGCTATAAGACGACATCATGAAACAGATTTAATAGAGCGTTTTGTTACTACACTTAATTATAAGAATGGCACACAGCTAACTAAAGGGCTTTATACAGGCTATGTAAAGTTTACATTTAAAAAAGCAACAGGTAGCACAAGGCTTACACCTGTAGTATTAAATTATACTCATGGTTACGGAGGAGGTGGCCCAGTAACAAGAGGGGTAATACAAACAAACAGAAAGGCTGTTTATTTACCTGATGCTCAAATATGTGTTTCAGGACATATACATGAGAGCTGGCAAATATCAATTCCTAGAGAGCGATTAAATCATAAAGGTAATATATACCTAGATGAGCAAGAGCATATATGCTTGCCAACATACAAAGAAGAATATTTACAAGGCGAAAATTACCACAGAGAAAGAGGCCGTCCACCTAAGCCATTAGGCGCATGGTGGCTACGATTCTACTACGAAAACCAAAAAATCAAACACGAGTTTATTAGGGCTAAATAATAGCATTACAAAAAAAAGTTTAATAATTATTTGTTTTATTAAAAGTTAAATGTTTAACTTTGAACACAAATAAAATAACTAATTATGAAAAAGAAAATGCTAAAACAATTAAAGAGCCAGCAGCTCGAACTAATTAGCCTTATTAATGTTGCCTGTATTGCTAGTATAGGTGGCCATGATAACGGACAGCTCAACAACTTACAAAGAGCTTTAAAACTTAATCAGGATTTAATAAAATTAGTAGAAAATGAATAAAGTACTAAAAAACTTAAATAGACTTATAAAGGTCTGTAATTGGGAGCATATTACTTATGCGCCCTATCATTTAACAATTAATCAATTAAATAATCTTAAATTAAATAAAGATGGAAAAAAATGATGTAGTAAAGTCTGTACAAGCTAATGGAACATTTGAATTTCAAGGTAAAACATTCTACAAATATGAGGTAGAAATGGAAAACGGAGATGTAGGTGAATACAACAGTATAAGTGCAACACAAAGCAACTTTGTAGAGGGTGTTCAGGTAGATTATATTTTTGACACATCTAAGCCTAAATTTCCTAAAATTAAGCCTGTATATAATTTTAAAAGCTCGCCTCGTAATGATGGTAATTTTAAGAATATACAAAAAGCACAGCGTGGTGATGATGTACAAATAATGATTGTAAAACAGAGCTGTTTAAAGGCAGCTGCTGAATGTGTTAAGCGTGATGATGCTGATGCTATTTTAAGGTTAGCTGATGTGTTTGTTGATTGGGTAATGAACACAGAATACAAGGCAGTTAAAAGAGATAAAAAAGAAACAACAGATTTACCATTTTAATTATGAAAGTAGATACAGAAAATTTAATATCAGTCCAAAATTATGCACATGAGCAAAATGTATCTGTTACAAGCGTATATAGATGGATAAATAACAATGTAGTTAAGGCCGTTGAAATAGACGGAGTAAAGTTTATTATAACAAAAAACCCTAGAAAAGACTAGGGTTTCATGTAGATAATAACTAATACCTCAGATTATGAAAAAAATACTAGGTTGCAAATATACAAAAAAATGAGAGATAGTTTTATATTTTATAGAAGTTTTTTTGAGGCTACAAAAACGCTTTCAACAGAGCAAGCAGCAGACTTATATTATGCTATTTGCAGTTATGCGCTAGATCGTAAAGAGCTAGAGCTTGCACCTGTACAAAAAGCCTTGTTTAGCCTTATAAAGCCTCAGCTTGATGCTAACCATAAAAAATATCTAAATGGTATCAAAGGTGCTAAACATGGTGTTAAAGGCGGTAGACCAATAACCCCAAAAAAACCCCAAAGAAAGCCCAAGAAAACCCCTAATGTAAATGATAATGTAAATGTAAATGATAATGTTAATGAAAAAGTATATAGAAAGTTCGCACACTTACACATTAACTTAAATGATTATGAAAAGTTAGTTAATGAGTATAATAAACAACAAGTGAATGACATTTTAGATCAGATTGAAAATTACAAAGGTAATACTAAATACAAAAATTTATATTTAACAGCTAAGAACTGGCTAAAGAGAGATAACTTAACCACAGATAAAAATGAAAAAAAACGAGCTAGCGATTTTGACACAAAACGCGCCTTTGGAGTTAGTTTATAGCAGAAACTACAGAGAGCAAAGAATAAAACATTTAGACAGCCCTGATAAAATAATAGAGCTAATAAATTATTTGTATGTGCTGCTTAATGTAAAAAAAGATAACCAGCTTAATGAAATAGAAGAGAGTGTATTAAATGGCGTGATATTAAAAAATTTTAGTAATTTTAGCACAGATGAGATAAAACACGCTTTTAGATTAGGCGTTGCTGGTGATCTAGGCATAGAGATGTTCCAAAAACTTGACTCTATTACAATGGGCAAAGTATTAACAGCATACAAAAGCTATAAAGCTAAAAAAATTAAGAATTACAAAAAAAATAACTTGACCATAGAACATAAAAAGCCAACTATTGACGAAATTAAAGCCATAGAGAAAGAATTTATGGAAAAATGTATAATACCCTACATTGATGAAAGAAAGACTATGAAACAGCCTAAAATTAATTGGGCTACTTATGCTATATTTAATCATTTTTGGAATTTAAAATATATTAAGTTATCAAAAGAGGATATTGAGCAATATAAAAAAGAGGCTGTTAAGTGTTGGAAAAATGATTTGAAAAAAAGGAGATCGAAAGGTGAGAGAGTAAGTTTAGATGAGTTAATGATTCCAAAAACAGCACGAATGTATGCAAGCTGCATAGCATTATATCACAAATTTGATGAAGTACTTAAACACATAGAAATTGAAGTTAAGGGCTGGAACAATAAGCTATAAAACAGAGGCAGAATTACAAGCATTTGTAGTAAACTACATTAAAAGGCGTTGGCCTCATGTTAGATATTGCGCTAGTTTGGGAGGACAATATCAAAAGCATATTTCTCAACGTAAACGAGCAAAGGCTACAGGTTATGTGGCTGGTTTCCCTGATTTGCAAATATGCGCAGCTAGAGGAGGTTACTTTGGTCTATTTATTGAAATAAAATTAAATAAAAACTGCTACCCTAGTCAAGTGCAAAAAGATTGGATTAATGATTTGTTAGATAGAGGGTATTTAGCTGTAGTATGCAAAGGTTATGATGAATGTATAGACACACTTGAAAATTATTTTTTAAACGATAGAACACATGGCGAAATATACTAAACCAAAAACAAAAACGAAACCTAAAACAAAAAAATGAAACTAAAGAAAATTATTAAGGAAGTAGGTAAAGGAATATTACCAGCTTTACCATTTGGTAATGTAATTAAAGAAATTAAAGATAACATAAAAGAGGACGGATATACTGAATCAGGTAAAGTTAATTGGCCTAAAATGATTATGTATATTATTACAGGTCTTATTGTATTAGGTAGATTATTAGGTGTTATTACAAATGATGATGTAGCAACACTAATAGAAATGATTAGTAATATATGACAATAACATTACCAGCTGGATTAGAGGCGATAGCTACTAGAGCTGATGGAAGTTTAAAGCTCACATTTGGCACACCTGAATTAGACGGCAACAAATGTGCTGAGTTATTTGATTATAGACGCAAAGAAGTATTATTATTATTGTCTACAGGTGATATAAGTGATGAGCAAAAGAATGTAATTGAGCAGACTACTAAAGAGCTAAAGGACATAAGAACTAAGACACACAGCCAAAGATTAAGAGAGGCATTATACTTATTACATCAACAAGAAAATAGTATGTTATCATTTAAAGAATACTATAAGCAGAAGATGGAGAACTTAATTACAATGGTATTAGAGAGGTTAGATGATGCCTAGTTTACCAAAAGGAAATAGAAATACATTTGCTGTTAAGGCTCGTAGTACTTACCTAAAGGATAAAGACAGAGCTTTTAGTGGTATGGATAAAAGTAACGCACCATTCTACAATAGTAGACAATGGCGCAAGCTTAGATTAATGATATTACAACGCGATCCAATATGTAAAGAGTGTGAAAAGAAAAATATATTTGTTAGTTCTGTTGTAGTCGATCATATATTACCAATTAATAAAGGTGGAGCTAAGTACAACGCAGATAATTTACAGGGATTGTGTACAACTTGCCACAACAGAAAGAGTGCGCGTGACAAATAATATAGAAAAGGGAGGGCATATTGAATATCTAGGGCTATATGATAGTATAT